CTACAGGTGGTTCTTCACTACGCGGTAGAGCGTCACCAAGTCGCCGTTGATGTCGTTGAGGACTTCAACCGGCGCGGCCTGGGGACGCATGAAGTAGAGCGCGGCGCCGCCGGCAAAGACCTCGACGTAGCATTCTTGGGGTGGGAAGAGCGGGATAAGGCGGTCGGCCAGGCGGCGTTTGCCGCCCATCCAAGGGATGATGGGTGTGGACATACAAAAGCAAGACCTTTTCCGTATGGATAAACAGTGCCAGGCTCGCTCCGCTTTGTGCACGAAGCAGGAGCCTTGGCTGGACTTGCAGGGACGTTCTGCGGGGAAGGTGGCCGGATTGGATGTTGACGCATCCTGCCCGGCCGCTCCTTTTACTTCGGCGTAGAAACTTCTTTTGCGTAGGCCTGGCAGGCTCGCAGCGCGATCAGTCCTTGGTCGCCGGCATCGGTGATGTCGAGAATTCGTTGAGCATGCGCTGGGTCAAGTTCGGCTCTTGCGGGGCCATGAACCACGCTGCCGGTGGCGGTGGTGGTTGGCACTGAACAGTGGCTGGTGGCATCGGTGGCGGCGAGTACGACTGACAGCCGCAGATCAGCAGTAGCCAGACGATCACGCAGACGAGACTGCTTGATTTGCTCATCGGTCAATTCCTTGTAATGGGTTTCATCTTTGTTCTGCAGGCGCTGCTCCAGGGCGAAGCGCTTTTCCTGCTCAGTGCGCTGCAGGGCAGCAGCGGCTTGGGATAACTCGTTGAGGGTGTCAGCCTGCAGCCTGGCCTGGCGTTCCAATTGCTGGCCGCAACGCCAGCCCTGAACGGTCCAGGCTAATGCGGCAGAGCCAGAGGCCAGCAACACCAGCATTAGGGAAACGACCGCAATCCGGAACTGCGCGGGGATCAGGTCGAAGAGACGCATAATACTGCCCTCGCCTTGGCCCAAAGCTGCAGGCGATCTTCCAGCCCATTGAGCCCACCATTGATCCGGCGGGTGATCGTGCTGAACTCCCCCTTGTCCGCGAGCGCGTTCAATCCGTTTATCGACCAGAACCACGCGGCAGACTCTGATGCCCACTGGGGCAGTTCGAGCAATTCAGGCGTGCGCAGCAATCGCTCATCGCCGAACAGTGCCAGGCTGCAGCGCAGGTAGTTGTCGTGGCCGGTGATCTGGATCAGTCCACGGCCGCGATAGCGTTGACCGTCACCATCGGCTGCCGGCGTGTTCCCCAACTTGGCGGCCAACGGGCCGGTGTCGTACTTGCTGAGGTACTGATCGCCCCCCAGCTCGCGCACGTATTGCAGTTGGCCCGACTCATGGCCGATCTGGGCGAGGAACGCTGCCTGGCGCTTCGGCGTATCGATCTTGCGGTTGGTCATGGCCGCGTTGAGCGCGGATACAAAAACGCCCGCTTGGCGGCGGGCGTTGGGCATGATGCGTTGGAGTTGTTGCTCGGTAATGGACATGGCTTTTTCCCAGACAAAAAAATACCGCTCGATGGCGGCGTGTGGTGAAGCAGGTACTGCCAGTTACAGCTCCAGGACTTTGACCTCCTTGGATTTCTTCTTTTTCTTGCCGGCCGCCTTGGCCTTACCCTTCTTCCCTGCGTTGCACTCAACCGTGGTACTCCAACCAGACTGGGTGTACACCTGCTCCACGGAGTCGACCAGAAATTCCCCGTCCAACCCTTCCTTAAACCCCTGCGCGTTAATCTGTCGCTCAGCAAACAGGTCAGTACGCCCAACCATCTCCAGCCGAACTTCAGCAGTCGAGCGGTTGAACGCTGCCAACCTAGCCTTGGCTGCTTGCTCAGCTGCAGACTTGTTCGGGTGGATGTGCCGGTCGGTATGAACCGGCGGCAAACCTTCAGGCGCATCGTCGTTATCCAAGGTCAGGTTGACCAACTCGCCGGTTTTCTTGTCCTGGTAGCTGGCCTTGACGGCCTTCTGGGTGGTGCGGTCGGCAAAGCGGAATTGCCAGCGACTGACGTCACTGCGCCGGATGGTGATCGCGGGCAAATTCTTTCCACTGGCGGTCTGCCCGCTTTGACGCGGCAACACCAACAACTTGCCGTCAGCGACCTTGGCCGTGCAGTCGTGATTCTTAGCTAGCCGGGTGATGAAGTTGTAGTCCGACTCATTCATCTGGTCAGCCCTTGGCACAACCGAGCCTACTGGGCATTCAGGCTTCCAGCCATTCCGCGCAGCGATGTCGCTGACGATCTTGGACAGCGTCACATTTTCCCAACTGCCGCTACGGGTGGTCTTGCCGCTACCACGCATGTCGCTGGCTTTGCCGCGAATGACCAAGGTGTCCGGCGGACCAGATACCTCAATGTCATCTACTGTGTACCGACCCACTCGTGCCATGGCTTTGGTGTCGTAGCCGAGGTAAACCTCAATCCCAGCGCCTTTCTTGGGGAGCGCTACGGCGCCATCACGGTCATCGATTCGCAGCTCGAACTCGTCCGACTCCATGCCGGGCTTGTCCAACGTGCGCAGCAACAGCAAACGGTCGTTGATCAAGGCTGTTATATCGGCGCCATCAGCGACGATTCGAAAGACTGGCTTCATGGGTAGTCCTCAATATTCAATCCCACAACTGCACCTGCTCGACTGTTGGCCGCTCAATATCCGGGAAGGTGATCAGCAGCCCAGTACGCAACGGTTGCGGCTCATCTGCCAGCAGCCGATTCGCGGCAAGCACCGCCTCGACCGTGCCATTTAGGTGACCGTAATGCTGATAACACAGGGTATCCAGCAGGTCGCCGTCAGACGTTCTGCATATCATCGCCATAGCGCGAGAACTCCAAACTAAAGGTTTGCTTGCGTGGGATCCCGCCGGCCAGCAGCGCGCCTTGCTCCTCATCCATGCTGCGCAGGCACCAGGTGCCGAGTACAACGCCGTAGCCGGTGGTCAGGTTCAAAGGCAGCAACTGCCCACCGATTGAACGTAGGGTGTCGAGCTGCTTCAGCCCACCCTTGAACGTGGGAAAAATTACGCCCTTGAGACTGAGCTTATCTTCTCCCACGCCCACGGCTTGCTGCGCTGGCCGACGACTGAGCCGCTCCTGCGAGGCCCAGCGGAATTCCGTCTGCCGTCTTAGTTCGTTAAACGCTGCTGTGTCCAGGTTGAAGTAGAAAGGCTGCGCATTCGTTTGCAGCGGCTGAAGGATCAGCAGGTGCGGAAACGGTTTGACCGCTTCCGCCAGGGGCGTGGCATTCGGCGCCAATGCGCTGGTGGGCAAAATGTTCGCCAGGCGCGGACTGACTTTGCCGGCGATCTGATTGATTGCGGTGCTGGCACGGGCGGCTTGTTCCTTCAACGTGCCCAGGCGCTCGTCAATTGCCGACAACGCGCGCGTCGCTTTGCTGTAGGTCGCCAGTACCGTGCCGACCTTGGCCTGCGCAGCGTTAATCCCCCGCATCACCCGTTGCAGTTTTTCGCCGACACCAGGTGGCACGCCGGGAATGCTGGACAGCTCATCCGCCGCTCCGGTGATTTCGCCAATGGCGCCGTTCACCGGGCCGACCATGTCGTCGATGCTATGGCGCCCCGCCTCGCCGGCCTGGACCAGGGATTTGAAACCCGATTGCAGTTGCTCCATGTAAGCCATGACAACTCCTTAAACGTGAGGGGCATCGAATAGGTTGCGCCGGGCCTGCTCTCGGCTGAACTCCTCAAACAGCTGACGCAAGTGCGGCATCATTTCTTGCGCCAGTTGCCGTGGATCCTTGACGTCACCCTGCACGGTCACGTCGACGGTCGGAGAGAACTGCCACTGCTGATCAATCCGAGGCGGCTCCGGTTTCGCGGCGAATCCAGCAGCAAGCACGGCCGGAGCCGTAGTTGCTGTGGGAGCCGCCGCCAACGAACGCGAGACATCCCCCAAGGCTGGCCCCGGAGCTGCCGGAGCTTTGAGTATCAACGGGCCGGACGATAACGCCGGCGCCATTTGGGACAGAAGCGGCATAGCCGCCGCACCTGGTGGCGGCAACCTTAACGGCGACGGCTGATCCGGCAGCACCAATCGCTCGGCCGGCGCGTCCGGGCCACCGAATGCAGCCTTGCCCACAGCGCCGCCCAACTCGCCGCCGCCCCAACTGCCCAGGAATCCGCCGATCAATCCGCCAACGACAGTCCCGATCACCGGCACCACCGAACCAATCGCGGCACCCGCTGCAGCACCCGCCAACGTTCCGGCCAAGGTGCCAGCGGCATTGCCGTAGCCCTCGGCTTTTTCATCGCGGGTCTCCGCATTTTGATACGTATCAGCAGCGATCAAACCCGCCTCGATCAGCGCCATAGGCGCGCCGACCTTAGCGAACCCGAGGCCCTTACCCATCATGGTCTTGGGCGCGAACCGGCTGGCCGTTGGGCCAATCGGCGCTGAAGGTGCAGGGGTACTGACGGGCGCGCCTCGACCACCACGACCACGCTTGCCCTTTCCACGTCGCCGCTTTCCATCACCTACGTCGACCCCGCCAGCGCCGCCAGAGGGGTTGGTGACAAAGACCCGCTGGATGACGTTTGGATTGCCCATCAGCGACCCACGAGCAACGTTCAGCAGGCCCTTGCCGATCTTGATCGCATTGATCGCGGCGCCCAGGCTGACAACACCAGCAGCCAGCACAGCCGCCCCGCTGACCACTGTCGGAAACCGACCCGCCAACTCGCCAAGCCCATAGGCAACTTTCGCCAGCCCGTCTGCCGCCATATCCGTCAGCGGCCGCAACGCATCACCGATGCGAGTCATCGAGGATTCAATTCCGGCAGTTGCCGTTGCCCACTTCCGGTTGGACGTTTCCCTCGCCCTCGCTGCATCCGCCTCAATCTTAGCCTTGCCGTCCGTGGCTTCAATGGTCGACATATCAGCCTTGATTTTGTCGCCGTACTTGATCTGCGCAAGCAGGCCAGCACTGGCGCTCTGATCGCTGACGATGGTCGCCAGCCCGGCAGCTTCAGTCAGGGCGATCATGGCCTGCTCTTCCTCGGCACTACCATCCACCGACGACTTGATCTTGGCCTTGAGCGCTTCGATTTTCTTGGCCTTTGCCGGATCCTGCTTTTTGATCAACTGCTCACTGAGCATGATGAACGCATCGACTGGGTTGGCAGCCTTACCGCTTTTAGTCGCAGCGAGGATCGAGCCCGTTAGGTCGTAGCCTTCCTTGGCGAACCGTTCCTGGCTGGTGCTGCTGATCACAGCGTTGAGCAGGTTGTTCATGTTGGTGGCTGCAGCCGCCGAATCCTGAGTTTGCGAGTATTGCGACTGCAGGCTTGCACCGAGGAAACGCACGGCCTCGGGGCCTTCCATGCCCAGACGCTTGATATTGCCAAGCATCGCCGGCAAATACTTCGCCATCTCCTTTGGACCAAACGCGCCGATGTCACCCGCCGCAGCCACCTGACCAAGCATGGCCGCCATGTCACCCTGCTTTACGCCGGCTTCCTTAAAGGAGTTGATCAGCGTTGCAATCGTATCGGGCTCCATGCCCTGGCCGTCGATCAGGTCAGCGATCTGACCGGCGTAACTAGTGGCAACGTCCCACTCGACGCCTTTTTCAATCAAGGCACCCACCGACTGCGCCAACAGTTGCTGGCTCATACCCTTCTCAGCCGCGACCTTACTGATGCTGGCTGCCAGCTCCGCTTCATCGCCGGTGCCGGCCGTGTGAGCCCACAACGACATTTGGCGGACCTGCGCCTGGTAATCGCCGGAGATCTTCGTCGGGATCGCCAACGCGCCCGTGAGCACCGCCGCTTGGCCGAGGGAATTTTTCATCCTCTCTTTGCCTTGCTGGATCTGCGTATGGCCCAGCGCCTTGAGTTCAGCACCCCGCGCTACCTGCCCGAGAACCTGGTATTCCTTGCGCAACTTACTGACCTCAATGCCCTGCTCTTTCAGGGTTTTGAGGTTGCCTTCCAGCTTTCGCAGCAGACCATCAGCCGACGCCGCACCGGTGTCGTGGGCTTTTTTCCACTCATCCCGCAGGCGGATGGTGTCGCCGATAGTGCTCTGCAGCACGCGAGCCTTGGTGCCGGTTTCGCCGAGTTTCTTGATACGGCCTTCAACGTCCTTGAAGGCGCCGCCGACCGTGGAGCTGACGACGCCGCCGATGACCAGGCCGAGCGCCAGGTTATTTGCCATGAGAACACTCCAGGCAGAGATGCGGGGCTCAGTCCATGAGCCACCAGATCATCGTGGAAAAGGGCATGGTCTCGATTTCATTGGCGGCAAATGAATACTGCGTCGCCAAGCGCTTCGCGACCTGCTTCTGCAGTTCGGCGTTAAACCCCGTCGTCCTGCACCAGGCGAAAGTAGGCGGCTTGCAGCCGCTGGTAGTCCGTCAGCTTGAGCCCCTCCAGATCCTTGGTGTCGGATTCAGACAGGTTGGCCAGGAGGATGGTCTCGCGCTGCTCGTCGTTACCATTGGACGCCGAGGTCGCGGCCCGCACGTCGCGCACAGTGGGGGCGCGCAACGGCACGCGGTCGAGCTTCATGTCTTTGAAGTCATACGCTTTGGACAGCGTGACGATGGCGCCGTCGGTGCCAACGACCAACCAAGTCGGAGTCTCGTCTTTTTTCTCGGGGATACCCGCGTCCAAGATCAACCGCGAATACGCGGTTTGTACCCGTGCATAGTCCGTCAGTTTGAGCCCATCGATGTCCTTGGTGCCGGCATCAGACAGCGAGGCGAACAAGGTCACTTCGCACAACACATCGTCATCGCCACCGATTCCGTCAGAGGCGCGCACCTCGCGCAACGTCGGAGCGCGCAGGGTCAACTGGTCGATCTTCACGCCGTTAACATCGCTGGGCCGGGTCAAAGTGATGGTCGCGCTATCCGCCTCAATGTTGAGCCAGGAAGGCAGTGGTTTCAGTTTTTTCATAAGAGCAATTCCTTTACAAGCCCAGGTCGCGACGGACGCTGGCAAGTTGATCGACACCGTTGATAACCCGGACGCAGTTAATTGGATCGATCTCGTACATCAGCCGGCCGCCGACTTCGAGCTTGTAGTAGCTGACCGCCACGGCGTACTTGAACTCACCGGCCTCACCAGCTTTCCAGTCGCCTGGATCAATCTCTTTAAGCATGCCGCGCAGGGTGGCGACCACTGCTGTGGTCGCGCCTTTCTGGCCTTTGAAGGAACCCCGGAAAACCGCGTTGAACGCAGTCTGATCGGCCAGGCCGTAAAACTTCATGATCTCGGGGCGCGCACCTTTGCCAGCGAAACTGGACTCCAGCTTTTCCATACCCTGATCCATCTCGACCGGGGCATCCATGCCACCAGCTCGATGCTCCTCGGTTTTCAAGGTGAGCTTGGGGAGCGTCAGGCTGGTGATCTCCCCGTTGAAGCTGAGACCATCGATATGGGCGTTCATGTTGTAGAGCGTTTGCGGAACCATCTGCGGTTCTCCTTATGCGTTGGTGTCGAGGACTTCGGTCAACCACTGGTTGGTGACCTCGACCCGGAAGTTGGGGTTTTCTGCCGGCGGCACGTCGGTGAAACGAATGTTCCAGTACACCTTGCCCTGCTCCAGCTGGCTGGCCGTATTCAACCCAGGGTCCGCGAACACCTCGAAGTTGATCACCGCGCCCTGGTTTTTCAGGTCGCGCATAAAGGCCTGCAGGCCGTTCGTGACATCGCTGACGTAGGTCTTGGTGATCGAGCGGTCAACCGCCCATTTATGGCCGTAAAGAATCGCGTCCATGACGATGTCCATGGTCCGCACGCGGGTAACGAACGCCCACTTCGGATCGCTGGAACAGGTGCGGTTGCCCCACAGGCGATACCCGTCATCCCGGATGATCGTGGAGATCTGCGCGTTGTTGAGCAGGTTGGCCCGGCAGGTTTCGTCGCCGTCGAGGAATTCGATAGGCCGGCCGGTACCGGTGAGGCCGACAAACTCTTTGTTCGAAGGCGAGGCCCAGAAGCCGTACTCCGAATCGGTCCAGGCGAAGAGCCCGGCCACCCAGGCAGAACTTGGTGCATCGACGGTGGCACTGAGTGCGGTGTCCCAGTACTGCACGCCGGGGTCGACCAGGAACACGCGCTTGCTGCCGAAGTTTTCGCGGTACTCCATGACGGCTTCGTCGGTGGTGTTAGGACCGTCGATGATTGCCAGCGCGCGCAGCTTGTCGCTCAGCGCCACCAGCGCCGTGGCAACGGGCAAGGTCGCCGTGTGCTTAGGAGCGACCAGCAAGCGGGGTTGCGCGTTGAATCGGCTCTTGCCGTCGAGCAGCGCCTGCATGCCGGTACGTGTGCCGTTCGCCAGGACGCCGCCAATGATGGCCGAGGTCTGCGCGGCGGCGTCTGCCACCTTCGCCACGCCACAGGCAACGATCACCGCTTTGGAGCGAACGTAAATGGCCTGCACCGCCTTGGTGATTGCCGCTTCTGCGCCCCAGGCAGCGATGGCTTCGCTTTCGCGGGTAATCAGCACCAGTTGATTGGGCAAGGCACTGGCAGCAGGGCATGGGGTGAAGGTGTCGCAGAGACCAATGATCGACGACGACGGCACAGCGATAGGTCGCGTGCCGGTATCGACGTTGGTCACGGTGACGCCGTGAAAAAAACCACCTGCATTACTCATGGTTGAACTCCAGAAACGAGAAAGCCCCGCATAAGCGAGGCCATAGGTTGGTCGTGTTGCGCGTAACGGAAAAGAAAACGCCCCGTGAGTACGGGGCGTTATTGGATCAACTCAGCCAGCCATACCGGCTGTTCAGGCCTGTACTCAATTGCCGGGAAGTGCTCCGATTCAGGCCAGCCTCGCAGATCGTGTCGGTAGCCCTGCAACTGCGTGTACTTCTCAGCGGTGAGAGTTGTTGGCCGTGAGGCCTCTACCTCATCTCGGTGACGCGAGATCAACGGATCAGTGAGCAGCAATGCTCGGTCGCGTATTGAACGCTCGCGAGCTTTCAGTTCTTCCAGCGTGGGACCAGGCGCCGGGGCAATACTTGGCTGACCGTTCTCGCCAGGCGCAAGCACAGAGCCGCCGAGTGACAGCAAGCGGAATATCTCGTCATGCTCGCCCTGCTGCACCTCGACAAGCTCGGATTCAGGCGGAAGCAAGCACGCGGGATTGGGTACGGTAATGAGCGGGGGTGAGGCCTGCTCATCCGGCACCTCAATCATTGGATGCACTGCATCAGGATCAGGAACCAAAATGTTTTTAGACTCAGTTTGAGCTTCTGATTCCTCACCCTCGACTTCAACCACTTCCACCCAAGCCGGATTAGGCACCGAAATCCATGGCCGACTCCATTCCGGGTCGGGAACATTCACGGTTGGCCGAGTCCAATCGGGATCGGCTACCTGAATAGTCCGGGCACCGTAGAGTTGTTCATTAAAAAATGTGTTGTCGTGTGCGCTATAGAAAATTTTCATCAATTAATTTCCTCGAGCCTCTACCATTAAAACAAGTCCCGTTTGGACTACAGCGGCCCACTCTTCCAGCCGGATGGTAGCGCCGCTCAAGGTGATTGCATTGAAATGTGCCTGACCGCCAAACTGTGTGCCTGCCGGGAGTTTAAAGCCGATTTTGACGTTTAAAATTTGGTTTGGAAATTTAAAAGGCCAAGTAACGTTTATAGTGCCAACTGTAGCAAAGTCACCAACAACGACATCAATCCATTGATTAATCTCGCCGGTGTCTGCGTTCTTACTCCAGCCATTAGCAGCGAGAAGCGCTGTATCTTTTGGCCGATCAACCTGCAAATAAACAACTGTACCATCCATGTGACGAATATAAGGCGCGGTCTTAACACCATTATAAAATCCAGCGGCGTCTGACCGGTCGCCGGAAACCTTCCGACCTACTGCTGCCGCCACAAAGGCGCAGTTAGCTATGTTTGCACCCGCGTATCCTTCGGGCTGGTCCCAAACAGTAGTATTGCCAGTAATAGCGGGCGTGCAGATACTTCCCGGAACGTTAAGGCGCCCCTCGTACGAGTACGACATGGTAGGACCGGTTACGCTGTTATCGGCGTTAACAGTTCTCCAAGTAAAACCGCCAGTTCCTGAGCTTCGGTTGCACACAGAGTTGAAAGCGTTAGTGAACTGCCCATCAGTTCCGTATGAAACGAATGCACCTGGATTGTTAATAGGCAAGGAGTTGGTAGTAATGCGCAGACTGAAAAAACTAGGCGAGTAAGCCCCACCACTAACAGGCATTTTAGTTGCGGGGTCAAAGTTTCCGTCGTGATACACGGTTCGATATACGAAAGAACCATCAGCAAGCACACGACGAAAACCGAGTATGTCGTACCCGTTCCCCACATGGCCAAAAATGTCAAACGCGGCTGCAGTGTCGCCGGGGTACTTCATGCGCAAAAACAAGCCGCCGCTAGAGTTAGTCATGCCATCGGTAGTACCGCTCGCATATACGCCAATATGATGCTTGTTAATGTCACCGATTTTCCCAACAACACCAGTTTGAGGCGTGGAAAGGATAGCGTCAGTAATGCCATAACCTCCCAAAGTTGTTGCCTTCGCAGCCTTCCCCAAAAGCGCGGTGTCCACCTGCTCCATGGTGTATGCATTGGTAATGCCATAGCCGCCCAGGGTATTCGGGTTCGTGCCCGCAATAACGCGGCCGAGCTTATCCACGGTCAAGCTTCGATAGGTGCCCGCGACAACACCCGTGCGCCCTGCTACGACCTCAAAGGTCAGCGCAGTGGTACCCAACACAATCGGCGCATCGGTCACCAGCTGCCAAACGCTGTCGCCGTTGGCCGTGCCCTTCTCGACACTGACAAATAGACCCGGTGTTACTTCCACGCCGGCATCTGCATCTTGGGCGCGTTTCCAGGGACCGCTAGCCGGTACGACATAGATACCGTTGTCTTTCGCCTGGGCCTGGTCTTTCACCAGTACACGGGCATCTGCAGCAAGCAACACACCGTCGATGGTTTGAATACCGTTCAGGGCGATATTCGCCGTGGTGGCGACCAGTACCGAGTGTTTAAAGTCCTGCTTGTTGATGGCCTCCGTAATCGCCAGGTCAACATATTCACGAGTCGCCAGCACAATCGCAGGATCGATCTTCAGCACAATGTTGCTGATGCTGGAAACAATAAAGTTCATCCGCACGATCTGCGTACGACCTGAACCCTGATCCAGCGCTGGCTTAAAGCTCGGTGCACAGTTGGAAACTGCAACCAGGTCACCGTCCGAGTCGTACAAGCCGATCTCGCGGATCCACCAACCACCCACGTCCGCCGGAATTACCTGCTCAGCAATGATCACCGCAGCATTCGCCGGGTCGACGCGCAGTTGATTCAGCGGCGCACGTCGGCGCTCGTTGATCAACTTGGTCTGTGCTGCGTTGGGCATCGGGTCGGTGTCGTTGGCGTCTCCTACTCCAAGTTCGGTGAGGTTCCAGGGAATCCCCAAAGCGTTGGCGTTTGCCAGCTTGGCGGCCCCCACATTGGTGAGGATCGCCATAAATTGCGAGTTGCGATCAATCATGGGTAAACATCCAGAGTGTCTATGCTGTGTTCGCGCCCGACCATGCCGATGTAGCCAGTGACTTCGATGTCACGCTGCACGGGTGGGTAGACGTCGATTACGTCGCCTTCGTAGAGGGCGACACCGATGTGTATGGCGCCTTGGGTTTCCAAGCTGATCGCGAGGCCGGTCAAAGGCCTGCTGACGGGCTTGGCGTCATCGATAAGGCGCTCCAGCTCCAGGTACATTTCTTCGGTGATGCCGGTATCCAGTACACCGACCTTCAGCGCGAACGTACCGGGGATGCCCATAGGCGTCGTCTGCCACCACTCCAGCACCTCGATCAGGTAACCCAACGGCTCGACCACCCGCCGCAGGGCGCCGATGGTTCCCTTGTGGGCATGCACGTAGAACGCGGAGCGAATGGCGGAACGCTTGACGGCTTCGGACCATTTGTTGTCCCAACGGTCGACCGACCAGGTCCAAGCCAGCCACGGCAGCAGATGCGCCGGGCAGGTGTCCGGGTTGTACAGGGTGCGCAGTGGGATAACGGTTTTCTCAGCCAGCGCGGCCTCGATGGCGCGCTCCAACTGAGTGCTATTCAGGGGGAGCAGACTGGTCATGTCGTGCCCCCAAGAACAACACTGAAACCGGTGCAATAGGCCGCTTGGTACTTGCTCGGCTTTAGGTCTTTCCAGTTTTTCAGCTCGACCCGGCCGACGCCGCTGATGTGCAACTGGGCGTCGACGCCAGATTGAGCAACCTCAAGCGCCAAGCGCTTACGCGGGTTGATCCAGGCCGCGAGGCGCTTGATCGCCTCGGCCAAGATGGCGTCGTTTTCCGGGCCGGCGCCTTGCATGTGCAACACGGCATCAATCCGGTAATTCAGGATCTCGGCGCTCTGCACGATGAGGCGGTCGCCAACCGGGCGGATGTCATCGTCGCTGAGTTTGCTGTACACCGCGTCTAGCAGCGCCTGATCGGCCTGGCCGCTGCCGGTCAGGCTCAGCACGGTCACCACTACGACGGCCGGTGATGGGCTTTCAGCCGTGGCATCGGCCACCAGCCCCGAGGCGTTGCGCGAGTGGAAAATGTAGCTGTTGCGAGGGCCGGCGGTGGTCAGCCCTTCGTAGACCAACTGGATACGCTCACGCAGGGCATCGTCGGACTCTTTAACCTCTTCGACCGGCGGCACCGCCAGCAGATTAGCCGGCTGAATAACCAGTCGTTGAAGCTTCACGTTGGCCGCAAGCTGATCAAGATCCTCCTTTTCGGCATACGCCAGCATCAGCGCCCTGGCCGCATCATTGACCCGTGCCCGATTCTGCATCTTGCCGTAGGCCCCCAGTTCCACCAGTTTGACCACCGGGTCGCTCTCCAGCGCCGCCGACCAGTTATCGCCCATGTACTCGCGAAAAGATGACATCCCCTCCTGGTACAGCTCCTCATAGTCCAGATCCTCCAGCACCTGCGGCGCCGGCAACGCCGATAAATCCACTGTACTCATGCCGACACCTCCAGCAGCAGGCGTTCGCCCTGATAGTCACCTGTTAACTTGAAGTCGATGCGACCGCCGACGATGGCAACGACTTGCACCTGCTCCAGCTTTAGCCGCGGTTCCCAGCGACCCAGCGAGCGAGCCACCTCGGCCTGCACCGCGCTCTTCCAGCCCGCGTTGACCGGTAGGTCGACAAAGCGTCGGATCAGGCTGCCGTACTCAGGCCGCATCCGCCGACTGCCCACGGGCGTGCCGAGAATGTCCCCAATGGACTGTCGGAGATGGTCGAGACCGGACAGCGGTTTGCCGGTGTGGCGATCCATTCCGATCATCGGGATTACTCCTGCAGAAGTTCCGGGTGGGCCTGGAGGAAGGCGAACTGTTCATCAGTGCTGGCCGTCACGCGCGCCTTGCTCACCGCCAAGGTGCTGCCATCAGGAAGGACCAGGGTGCGCGAGGTGAAGAGCGTGTCGCGGAAAACGCGCCCAGGCCCAACTTCGTCCTGGCTGTCGAGTTTGTTCTTGCTCATCAACGGATGCTCCTAAAACGAAAAACCCGCTCAAGGCGGGTAGTGATCAGTGTTTGTGGTTCGGCGTGTTGCCGCCGACATCGATGACCTTGCCGGCACTGTTGATGTCGCCGGTCGTATTGAGTGTGCTGTTGATCTGGGTAGCGCCGTCGATGGTGACTAAGCCCACCAGGTTGATCTTGCCCGACACCAATCGTGTGCTATCCGGCGTCATCTCCAGCACAGACCCTCCGACCTTGACCATGACGGTGCCCGCCGGGAGATCGATGGTGTAGCTATTGGCTTCCCAGTCGTAGACCAGGGAGCCGCCATCGTCGAACCGCCACACCTCGACATGATCGCGGTTGTCCGGCTGGGCGCCGGCATTGCCGTACAAGCCAGGGATAAACGTACCCATCGCCGGCTCGCCGCTGGGACTGATCAACGCGCCCTGCTCTCCCACGCTCGGCACCCGCCAGTGACGAGCCTTGCCAGCCGCCTGGCTGTGCCAACGCACCCAGGCGCTGATCCAGTCGCCCGACTTCACACGCACCATAGCGGTGGACAGATCCACCCCCACCACGACGCAGGGCATCACCGTCGAGGCGATCATCCGGTCATGCTGGGCACTGGCGTAGCTCATTGCAGATCCTCCGGGTTGACCGGCCCTACGCCCGGCCCCAGGTCAATGACCAAAGACCCCGGCGGCTCATCCGGCCACGGCCATTCCTCGGCGCCCAAGTAAACCGTCTGGTCCCACTCCACCAGCCAGACGAAATAGCCGTCCAGTTCGGGCTTGGTCCAGTCTTGCGTAGAGCGCACGAACTGCGCGCAGTCGACCTCCAATCCCCAGCTCTGCCCCCGTAGAAGCACCGCGAGCTGGGAGGCCAACTGCACCGCCTGGCGTTGCGGATCCGCGCTGATCGAGTCGACGATGATCCGCGCCTCGAACTTGCAGGTCAGCGAGGTTTCACCGGTACCGATATCCGGCGCGGGCTCCATCTCGGCCATTTCCAGCAGCACTACCGGCGTGGGAATGCTGGTGTCTGCCGACAGATCCGGCCAGAACGACGCGCCCTGAATCCCTGGCAACTGTTCCTTCAGGTGCTGCTCGATGGCGTCATAAAGACGGTCGAGGCTGAATGGCTGATCAGACACGGGCGGTCTCCTTGAGGTACTTCTGCAGTTCAAAGTTGAGTTCTTGCTTGAGGATCTCCAGCAAGCGTTCGTCAGCGCGTTTTACCCAGTTGTCGAAGTGCGGTCGCACCTGGTCCAGCGAGACCTTGGCTTTCGCCAGCGGGAAGCGGTTGTCGCTCTCTGCGATGAAACCCGAACTGCGCCGCCCCTGCGTGCTGCCGGGGTAGTCCGTGGCATTGAAGTGCTTGCTCGACGTGCGGATCCAGATGTCGGGGCTATTGCCATACACCTGCTTGAAGAACGCGCCCTGGTAACGCCGCCCCGCCACCGACACACCGGCGCGGGATTGCCGAGATCGACCGATGCGGCTGGCCTCGATGGCGTTGACCCCAAACCACAACTTGCCACGCATCGCGCCGCCGCTGACCGGATAAGCCCGAAGGCGCTGCCGGACAGCGCCGATGGCGATTCGCTCCTGCTTGCCCACGGCTCGCGCAATGTAGGTGCGCAGCCAACCCAACGTCTTGTTGATCGCACGACGCTGAGCCGCTGCAGCGGCCTTGGGCACCAACTGCCCGAACTCGCGCAGGGCCTGGGAATGCACCGCCGACGGCAGGATATTGATCATCCCGCTATCGCGGTTTTGCTGCACATGGCTGCCGACGCTCATGGTCGCTTCCTCAAGATCAGGGCCACCAGGCCATCGCCGCCGGGCTCTAGTTGCAGCAGGTCGTAGTCGCCGCCGCCATCCAGAGTCGGCAAGTCGATGGTGACCCGCAGGCCCTTGCTCAGACCGTCCGAATCTTTCACGCGGATCTCAAATCGAGGCTCGCGCAATCCGGTGTGGACCTTGCCGAACTGCGGTGCTTTCCATGGTGCCGCGAACATACCCAGTACCGGTTCGGCGCGGCCTTCGATCTGGGCGCTGTCGCCCAGGGTCTCGAATACCACGTCGTCGATGTCGTCGATCAGATCGCGGAAGGCCACGGTCACATTTCCAGCAGGATCTGCGCCAAGGGCCGCGTGCACATGTGCAGCGGGTTGGACTGAGCTTCACCGGCCATGCCTTTGTTGAAAGGCAGTGGCTCGATCTTGCTGTAATACGGAACACCTTCGGTGTTGACCGTTTCCATGTAGTCGGCCGGTGCGAATACCGAAATATACAAGTCCGGTACGCCTTCAGGGATCAGCAGCGCCTTGTCGTCGTGCACAAACGTCATCCCGGCGATTTTGCCGCGATAACGCTCCCAGGTGATGCCACCGTAGTCGAAACTTTCACGAGCATCACCTCGTAAAGCAGCTGCTTGTTGGGTGTTGAGGTAAGTTTTTTTCACCTCCTCAATTTCCAAAAGCGCATTCCAAAAATTCTTACCGCAGAAAGCACGAGAGCCGCTGCGGGTCACGCTGCCCAATGCGTCTTCTTGCATATCCAACGCCTCACCACACTGCACGCGAAACGACTTCGTCTCACCGACCAAGCCCATCGACAACGACTTTCGCTTAACGCCAAAACGGTCATACAAATCGAGCAGCACCGTCTTGCCGTCGGCATCGTAGATTTTGCCGTTGAGCGCACCGAGGCGCTGAAACTCGTGAGTAACATCCAACTGTCGGCGAGCCTTGGCCAGGCGCTTGTTGACCACATCCTGCACCGACTGAAGCTCGGAACGCGTGCCGAAGGCACGAATGCCCTGGATCTCATCAGCCTTGATAGTGAAGCGTTGTGGCAGGTGTACGGTATTGAAAGGAATCAGCGTGCGCTTGGTACCACCGACCACCAGACCGGACGTACCCCGTTCACCCGCCGGCACCAATGCCAAGGTGTCACCGTCCTTTTCGATCTGTACCGTAAGGGTGGTAATACCCTCCTCCTGGAACAAACCCAGGCTGCCGATACGTCCAGGCACGTACTCCTGTTCGTTGATTGCGGCGGTCAGCGAAGATACCGAGAACGCATCGTCATTGAAGATTTGAATGTCAGCCATGAAACATGTCTCCAGAAAACAAAAAACCCGCACAATGCGGGTTGAAGGGGTTAAACGAGTCGCCTTAGCGGACGATCACGTCTCGAGCGTTCAGCGCTTTCTCAGCGGCGGGGTCCAGGCCGGTCAAGTGTGCTTCGCTGACCTCCGCCAGACGCACCACCGCACGTCCTCGGCGCACCACGTCCGACATGCTCAATGGGCCGAAGAGGATCGCCTGGGCGTTCTCGCTCCCGTCTTCAGCTGTGGGGTTGTATGGCGCGAATTCACCAGTAGCGGTGACCAAACCGAGAATCTGTCCAGGTTCTAACGCAGGGCCTGCAGCGACGTTGATCGCTTCGCGGGAAATGGTGCCGTTACCTTCGGACAGCAGGAACTCGCCTGCGTGCATCGATTCAGTTTTCATGCTCTTGCTCCTTTCGAGTTACCGTTTTGTGCCGCCTGACGGCTGGACCAGATTGAATGGGTGTCGACCTGCTTGGCCTTGATCGTTGGGGCTGGATCATCGTCCAGCGGCAGGCTGTTATTGATTTCAAAGCCGCCGCCACTGCCGACCAGCTTGTCGAAGAGCCGCGCACGAACTGCAGCTTCATCCAGGCCCGCCGTGATGAATTCGCCGGTCAGCTCTGGCAGTCGTGCCGCGACACAGAGGCCGTGCAAGGCTTTTGCATTGCTCAGTGCTGCCTGGATCACCGCTTCGCTTTCCAGCTTCGTCGCAGCGAGTATAGGGTCCACCAGGTTGCTGATGCCGGCCGCTGCACATCCCTGGGTGACCATCAGAGCCAGCTTGGCAGCATCCAGCACAGGGGCAGGATCTGGCTCAGGCGGTTCTACTTCAGGCCCGTCATCCAGTTGGGCGAGCAGCTCGGGCGGGGCATTCTGGAAGCGCTGCAACACGCTGCCCTGTCCGAGACAGGCGCTGACCTTGAGACCGTCGCCGACTTCATCGGCCAGGCCCAGCGCCACCGCTTCATTGGCCGTGAGCCAGGTTTCCGCATTGACCATGCGCCGCAGCTCGGCTTCGTCGATGTTGGGCGCCTTGGCTTTGTAGGCCGCGATAATCGCTTCCAGGGTCTGGTCCAGCACGTCAGCGACGCGACGGAAGTCTTCGGCATCACCACCGGTAAAGGTGTAGGGGTTGTGAATCATCAACATGGCGTTGGCCGCGATCACTACCCGGTGAGCGCCGCACACCGCGACACTGGCCGCGCTCGCCGCCAGTGCATCAATGCGCCCCGTACAGCGCTCGCCCAGCCGGGACAAAGCGTTGTGGATCGCCAGACCGTCGAACAGATCACCGCCGATGCTGTTGAAAGCGACGATCACCGGGGACGCGCCGTCATCCATGGCGCGCAGATCCTGCACGAACTGGTTGGCGGTGACGCCCCAGGCGCCGATCTCGCCGTACACGAAGATCTCGATACTGCGTTGCTCAGCCTCGCCACTGGCCTGGAGGGTGTACCAGCTTTTGTCGGCGACCTTGACCTGCTTGCCCGCCTTGTCATAAACGCGGGGCTTGGCTTTTTTGCTCATTGTTGTTCCTTGTCATCGTTCAGCTCGATGGCTTCAAGAGTCGTGTAGTTGAGGCCGAGGTTCGTGGCTCGTACGAGATCGGCCGCATTTTCCGTGTCGACCGTTTCCGCGTCGTAACCGGTACGCAGCACCATCTCGCTGCGAGAGGCAAAGCCCGCTTGTACCTCCATCCGCCGTGCCTGTACGTCCTGCACTGGCTGGATGTAGGCCCATCCTTGCGGCACCCAACGTGTGCGCAGGTATTCGCGTCGACGTTGCGCGTAATCCTCCAGCACCAGGGCGCCGGACAACACCGCCATGTCCATCCAGGCAGCCCGCACCGGGCGACATAGCTGATGCACATACACGCCGAATTGCAGCTGCTCCAGGCGCCGCCGGAACTCGTTGAGCACCACCCGCAGCGCCCGGTCGTTGACCTCGCGCATGTCGCCCGTGAGGATCTCGTATGGCGTGCCCGAGCCCGCAGCAGCAGCCATCAGCTGCTGCCGCATAAAGTCCGGGTAGTTGTTGCCGGCGTCCGGTGGCTTGGAGAACTCCACCTCTTCACCTGGTCCCAGCTCCTGCATGGTGCCGGGCTCCAGGGCGACCATCGGCGTGAAGCCATCGCGGTCGGTGGTCAGGAGTTGCCCAGTGACAGGGTCACGCGGTTGTTGCCCCATCTCCGGTGATGGCCGTTTGATGAAACCGGCAAACAGGTTCGCCACTTCCTGCCTGAACAGCACCGCGTCATCGTAGTTGTCCAGGCTGCGCAAGCGCTTCAATACCGGCGCCAAACGCGGCACGCCACGTAGTTGACCAGGCTCCATCGGTTCGAAGATGTGCAGCACCTGTGTTGCCGGTACGCGCACCAACTGGTTATAGCCAGCGTTCAATGACGACGAGTCGCGGGGATGCGACAGGTACATGTAATACGCCACACGCTTGCCCGCCGGGTTGAACTCGATCCCCGCCCGGATCACGTTGCCGTTTTTGGCCATCTCGAATTTATCGTGAGGGACAAATTCAGGGGCCAGCGCCTGCAACTGCAGCGGCACTGCCAAACCTTCGCTCGGGCTGCGGGGTCGCAATCGCACAAAGCATTCACCGGCCGTTTCAACGGTGCGCGCCACCAGAGCCTGCATGCCGTAGAAGTCGGTCAGCTCATCGGCATCCGCCTCGGACGCCCAGTCATCCCACAGCTGCTGCTTGAGCTTGCGCAGCTCGGCGTCGTCCGTGGTCGGCCTGGGCGTGATCCCGGTGCCGATCAGGTTGCTGACGCGTTTGTCGATGACGTTGAACGCGTACGGGTCATTGCGCACCGC